ACAAAGAGCAGATCCAGAAGCTCAACGACGGGACGGCAGATGGCCTGCAGCCGACCGTCATCGAACTGGTGGCACCCGATGCGAGCCAGGCTTGAGCTGCCCCCGAAGCTGATCCCGGTCTTCACCGGGCCGGCGCGCTACCGGGGTGCCTACGGCGGGCGCGGGTCGGGCAAGACCCGCACCTTCGCGCTGATGACGGCGGTGCGTGCGATGATGTTTGCCGAGGCCGGCGCCTCTGGCGTCATCCTGTGCGGCCGGGAGTTCATGAACAGCCTGGAAGACTCCTCGATGGAGGAGGTCAAGCAGGCAATCCGCTCGGTGCCATGGCTTGATGCTTACTTCGAGATGGGCGAGCGCTACATCAGGACGAAGAACCGGCGCGTGTCCTATGTCTTCGTCGGTCTGCGGCATAACGTGGACAGCCTCAAGTCCAAGGCTCGCGTCCTGATCGCCTGGATCGACGAAGCCGAAAGCGTGAGCGAGACCGCCTGGATGAAGCTTCGCCCCACTGTTCGCGAGGCGAATTCCGAGGTGTGGATCACCTGGAACCCAGAGCGGGACGGCAGCCCGACCGATCAGCGGTTCCGCAAGGCTGCGCCAAAGAACAGCCGCATTGTCGAGATGAACTACACGGACAACCCGTGGTTTCCAGACGTGCTGGAGCAGGAGCGCCAGGACGACCGCGAGCGGCTCGATGACCAGTCCTACGCCTGGATCTGGGAGGGCGCCTACCGCGAGAACAGCGATGCGCAGATCCTGGCCGGCAAGTACCGGGTCGACGACTTCACGCCGCAGCTGGGCTGGGATGGGCCTTACTTCGGCATCGACTGGGGCTTCTCGCAAGACCCGACGGCTGGCGTGAAGCTGTGGATCGACGACCAGCGGCTCTACGTCGAGCACGAGGCCAGCAAGGTCGGCCTGGAAAACGACGACATTGCCGAATTCATGATCCAGCGCCTGCCGGCCATCGAAAAGCACGTTGTTCGGGCGGATTCGGCCAGGCCGGAGACCATCAGCCACGTCGGCAGCACGGGCCAAGGCAGGCGCCAGGCCTTGCCGCGGATCACGGCGGTGCAGAAGTGGCCTGGATCGGTCGAGGACGGCATCGCGCACCTGCGCAGCTACCGCGAGATCGTCATCCACCCGCGCTGCACCCAGACGCTGCGCGAGGCGCGGCTGTACAGCTACAAGACCGACCGACTGACCGGCGACGTGCTGACAACCATCATCGACGCGAACAACCACCACATGGACGCGATCCGCTACGCGCTAGCCCCGCTGATTCGCAAGCGCACCACCGCGTTGTCCACCATGAACGTGAAAGGCTTGTAAATGCCGCATGGCTTGCCCCCGAAGTTGCAGTTTCAGCGCCCCGACGAGGTCACTGACCTGGAGTGGTTCCTGTTGGAGGTTGAGCGCATGGATGGCTGCGAGCGCACCAAGGCGCAGCTCATCCAGCTCATCAAATCGTTGGCCGGGCGGAGCATCTACCTCAGCTACCGCGCGCTGGTTCGACCCGACCAGGTGCGGCGTGCGCGCGAGCTGCTCGATGCGGGCAATCCCATGCCGCTGGTGCGCGACCGGCTGTGCGAGCTCTACAGCTGCTGCCCGCGCACGGCCTACAACCTCATCGGCAAGGCGATCCGCGAGCGCGGCCAGGAGCGCGCCGAAACCCTGCGCAGGTCGCAGCAGGACTTGTTTCTCGCATGACGCCGCCCGACATCGACCCCATTGCCGGCAATCTGTCGGCCCAGATCGAGCAGGCAGCCCAGGCCTCCTACGATGAGCTGCTGCGCCTGATCGAAGAGGGCACTGACCCGCGCAAGGCCGTGGAGCAGGTGCTGGCCACATTCAACGGCACGTACATCACGGCCCTGAGCGAGGCCTTCAGTGTGGTGATGCGCCAGCGCGTCACGCCGCAAAGCGTGCTGGCCATGCCGGTGGGCGAGGTGTTCTTGAGCGCCAGGCTCTACGACATGGTGCAGCAAACCCAGGGCGAGGTGACAGCCATCGTGCGGCAGCACGCCCAAGGGTTGCACCAGGCCCGCGAGCTGGCACGGCAGCTCTACGACGGCTACGATCCGCAGGGCGGCATCAAGCGCCCACTGGAGGGCACGGCGCGCGCCTACCTGCCCAAGGCCTTGCGCGAGCTGACTGCCAACCCGGGACCCCGGCAGGATCTGACCCAGCTGTTCGAGCAGATGCAGCAGCAGGCCGGCCGGCTCAAGTCGCCTGCCCTCAAGGCCGGCTACCTGGAGGCGCTCAAGGCCTGGGAGCAGGGGAAGGGCCGCGAGGTGCTGGCGAAACGCCTGTGGGTGGCCGAGCGCGAGAAGACCCGCTACATGGCCGATCGCATCGCGCAGACTGAACTCGCCCGGGCCTACACCGACAAGGTGGCCGGCCAGATCATGGCCGACGACAGCATCAGCGTGGTCGAGGTAAGGCTGAACCCGCGCCACCCGCTGCCCGATATCTGCGACCTGCACGCCAAGGCCAATCTGTGGGGGCTGGGGCCTGGCCTGTACCCGAAGGCCAAGGCGCCCAAGCCTCCCTGGCATCCGCACTGCTGGTGTCGTCTGGTCACGCGCCCCGACCTCAGCGCCGCACAGGCCAAGGAGCGCGAGGACGGCGCGCGCGAGTTCTTGCGCAGCCTGCCGCCGGCAGAAGCCGCGCGCGTGCTGGGCAATCGGCAGCGCCTCGACCTGGTGCTGGGTGGCGCAGACTGGGAGAAGGTGACTCAGGCGGCGGTGCGCAGCGAGTACCGGCTGAGGAGGGTGGGGGAGGTGGCACAATCCGGCGCCATGTCAAGTAACGCAGGTGCAGTCAGAGCTACATTTTCAAGCGCAGATTTTGAATTGTTCATCAAAGGGCGGGTAGATGGCGAAAGGCCTGTTGCCGTCATTCCCGATGATCTGATGGCTGCACTACCTGCGGGCGCACCCTTGCTGCTACTGTCGAAGGCTACGGCCGAGAAACAGTACAGAGAGCATCCGGACATCCTGGCTGAGGACTATCGGCGCGTTCAAGCCATGCTTGACAGGGGGGAAGTGTTTCGTGACCGTGAGATGCACCTTGGTTTGCTGCATGACCAAGGTTCGTGGTTCTATGCGGTGATCAAGACCACCAAAACGGGCAAGGCCGTTTTTCTGCAGTCATTCAGACGCACAAACATCAGCGACATTGAGAGGATGCGGGCAAGAAGTGTGGTGATACGTGCCGCAAAATGAAAAACCGCACCAGTCGTGGAAGCGCTCTATCCCACGCGGACCCGAAGGTTTCCCGGCTGCGCTGATTTTCACTGGTGCGGTGGTCAAATTCTAGTGCAAACAGCGCTTGCCGGCAATCACCAACCCCGTGCCCCACTTGAGCACGGCCAGATCGGTCTTGAGTGGGGCGAGCGCGATGTCCAGATCCTTCTTCGTGACCAGCTCGTCCTGCGACTCGGCAATCGCCCGCACGACGGCGGCGGCCTGCTCACGGTTGAAGCCGGCGCTCTCCAGCTTGTCCGCGAGCTTGAGGGTGTCGATGGTCATGGTCGTCATGACCCGGATTCTGCGGCTCGCACTGACTTGCATGATGAATTTGTTAACATTAAGGCATCAATCGCCACAATGTAATTCATACCCATGGTCATTTCTTTTGCTGCCAACCGACTTGCAGGCCGCCCACTGGCTGTCATCATGCTGATGAGCGCGCTGTCGCTTGCTCTGCTGCCCTTGGATGCTGATGCACGCGGTCGCCGCGGCGGCGGCGGCGGACGACACAGCCGAAGCCACAGCTATAGCTACGGTCATGGTCATAGTCATGGTCATAGCCGCAGCTACTCGTACACCTACAAGGCGGCACCCTACAAGCCGGCACCGACCCATTACGCACCGAGCAGCGTTCCGTCGAATCCTCCGGCAGCAGGTGCAACGCCCAGTGCGCAGCGTCCAATCAGCGCGCAGCCTCAAGAGGCTCAGCCCAAGAAGCAGGCATCAACAACTTGCCAAGTAGATGAGAATGGCATCGCCTACATGCTGCTGAAACACGATTTCCGGGACTACGCGGCCTGCAGCCCGAAACCGCGCTAAAATCCGCCTCGTGCTTCGGCACACGGGTTTGGCGACCCGGACAACCTACGGCGCAGCAACCGCTCGCCACCTTCGCGTGACAGCGGTTTTTTCATGCCCTCAAGCTGCGTGAGGCAGCACGGATTCCCTTTATGGCGGGCCGTGCGGGGACACCCGCAAGGGTGTGCCGGTCCCGTAGGCCGGTTCGCCAACCCCGCACGGTCTGCCACCCTCGTTTGGCGATGAGGGTGACAGGTTCACAACTTGTCCCTACGGAGCCTCACATGGCTGACATCCGCACCCAAGGCGCAAACGCGCTGACCTTCTCCTTTTCCACTCAAACCCTGCGCGTCGTGATGATCGACGGCGAACCGTGGTTCGTCGCTGCTGACGTTTGTGCAGCCCTGGGCATTAAGCGAACCAGTGACGCCGTTGAAAAGCTTGATGCTGACGAAAAGGGTACGGATTCAATCCGCACCCTTGGCGGCGCCCAGGAAATGCTGATCGTCAACGAATCTGGCCTGAACGCCATCATCCTGCGCTGCCGCGATGCCATGACGCACGGCACGCCAGCTCACAAGTACCGCAAGTGGGTCACATCCGAAGTCCTGCCCGCGATCCGCAAGACCGGCCGCTACGAGGCCAAGCCCCAGCCGCGCCACGCCGCGCGCGAACAGCTCAACGCGGCCGACATGCAGAACTTGAAGCGCCTGATCTGGCTGGTGGCCGACCGCATGCGCAACAAGGAAGTCTGGTCGCAGGCGATCTGGTTCTACTTGCGCGCTGCGCTCAACCACCCGGCACCGAGCCCGTTCTACGTGGATCAGTTGCCCGAGCTGCAACGCGAACTGGCGCAGATCCTCAACACCGCCGTGCAGGTCAGTAGCATCATCCGGCGCATCGAGCAGGACGCCGCGCGCCGCATCTTCCGTCGTGGCGAGATGGCCGACAGCGTGCTGACCGCGCTCGACCTCGGCGCGCAGCACGACCTCGCCCAACTGAAGTCCAGCCTGGTCGCTGATTTCTCGTGGATCGAGCAGGATCTGCTCAATCTGACCCAGCGTCGCCCGACATACATGGGCGTGGACTACCTCGCCACCGAGCAGCCGGACTTCTTCCTGAGCGCCGCCTGATACCCCGAAGCTCCTGTTTCAAACGGGAGCTTTCACCGATCCAACCGACCCGGCCCCGCGCCGGGTTTTTTGTTCCTGCGATGGTTTCTGCGGTGGCTCACCCCACCAGCCGCACCCGCAGCGCCATGAGCTTGTAGGTGTCGAGCCGGTCCTCGTCGAGTACGGTCTCGAAGCACTGGCCGCCGTGGCTGTACACCACGCCCCGGAT